ATCACGCAACCGTGCAAGCCAGGCAGTTCCAGATTCGTTTACTTCTTCAAAAGTAAAACCTTCACGTTCAGCGTAGCCACGGAAATCATCTAGTTTAGCATCACGTTGCTTGTCTGATTTAAGTTGGGCCATAATAGATTCTACACTAGCTAGGTCATCTCTGTTTGCATTTTTATTTAATAACAGCGTGGCAATTTTATCTGGGTCATCAGTTATAAATGCATTGTCTTCCCTACGATACAATCCCGAATTCTGATTGAGTTTAAGACCTGCCGCTTTTGCAATACTATTAATGAGTACATTTCGTGTTGCACCCTTGTATTCACTGTTGGGATCACTGCGCAGTATAAACTTGCTGAACGCTGGCTTTTGCACAAACATAAAGTCAGTTTGTACATATCCGCGATCTTCTCGTCCTGTAATAGGTGTTTTAAAATGCACACTAATGCCGCTTTTCTTTGTCCATTCTACTGGATCAAACCCGTGACTGGTTGCCCATTGTGTTAACCTGTTACTAAGTTCTTCCTTGCTCATAACTGTGCTGTCAACTGCAAGGTCTAAATCACCAGATGTTGGTTTTTGTCCTGTGCTTCCCAGCATGTTATCCATAAGAGGTAGTCCAGTTAGTTGCTCGAGCCAGGCCACAGTTGACTTAACATCAGTTTGGTTAATGCGCTGTGTAGCACTTGCACCATCGGAATCTTTAAAAACGTTGCCGCCTTCCTTGAGAAGTTTCATGCTTTTACCTTATTTGTTTTTTTCAGCAGCGGCTATTTTTGCTGCTAGTGCTGGATATCTAGGATCAGTTGGTAGTATGCCGCCGATTGTAGGAAGCTTGGATTGCTTGGTTGCTTTGGCTTTTTGTCCCGGTACTGGTGTTGGGGCAACTGGTGTTGACTTTGCAATTCCTGTAGCAATGCTGCTAGGGCGTTTTTTCTTTTGTCTAGCAATGCTTTTTGCAATAGCAGCTTTTTCAACTTTTTCTTTACGATACTGAGCAATGTCCGCTGAGCTTTTGCCTAGCTTTTTCATTAACATTGCCTTACGTGCTGCAGGTGCTGCATCTTCTATTTCTTTTTGCTCGGCATCCCATTTGGCTTGCAATTTGGCTAGCGGATCCTCTTCTGGTTTTTTCTTTACAGTAGGCTTAGCTGGATCATAGTTTTGTATTTTACTAAGTTTATCCAACCCAGTTGCAACCCCGGAAACAGCTTTTCCAGCTTTTTTAAAAAATTCAATTTCAGATACTTTTTCAAGTTCTGCTAATAGATTTTCTTGTATTATTTGTGCTTTACTTTTCATTTGTGCGCCTTACCGATCTAGAAAACTTGCCAGGGTCTCGTGCTCGGATGGCATTTAACAATTTGCGTTGTAAATTTTCAGCTTGCTCAGCGGTATATAATTCTTCAATTTGTTCCATCAGACGCACTGCACTAGCAATAACATTACTAGCACGACTCTCAACAACATATTCACGTTCTTCGAGTTTTTTATAACGCTCATTGTAAATGCCATCCAGCTCATCAAAGATGCTGCGAGTCTTTTTTTGCATGACTTTGTTTGTCCTTTTTAGTATTTATGTATATTTACTATAACTATTAGGTTCTCAGTTTGTCAAGATTTTCAATATAGGTTTGAAAACGAGTTTTGTCGGCATCTATAGCGCACCTTCCAACAGCATATTGATTGGTATAATCATTATGATCCCCCTCTCTATTTGTAGGGAAATAATTCACGAACCATTCATCCAATTCATCAAGATGATCCATATTTAATCTACTAATAGTTCGATTAATGCCAAACATCATATTTGACGGTGCAACATCTCTATACCAAAACATGTTACTTTCGACTTGTGTCCAATCTGCATTTGTACGTTGGTAATTAAATCTTTCGCCAACATCGTCGATACTAAAAATTAATTTTACTAGTTTAAACCTACTCCAAAGTTCAAATATACTGTCAGTAACTCGAATAGTTCCATTGGTATTATAGTATACTGTGCATTGCCCAGGATTGGATATATTATTAAGTATATCTTGATGTATGTCAGTAAACAACGGTTCGCCACCGTTAAAATGCAACCATTCCACAGTATCTAAATCTTTTACAAAATCCACTGAATCAAATTTAAAATTATCATATGTTTTGTGACCTAGTGCGCCAGCATCTTTGCGCCATGATGAACTATAACGATTACTACAGATAACACATTTAAGATTGCAATAATTACCAACATGTATTTCTAAATTTTTTATTTGATGCACATGTTCTTCTTGTCCACTTGACTGTCGGCGACTTGTGAATCCGTTTTGTTCATTTTTCACACAATATACACACGCACTTGGTATTTTATTATTGTCAAACTCTGCTCTTACTTGTTGTAAGTATGGCTGATCAAATAAAGTTGCGTTAGTGTCATACAACTCAGGTGTAGCAACACAACAAGGAGCAACATGCAACCCAGTTTCTTGTTGCTCTAAGTACACAGTGTTATATGGTTCGCTACACTTCCACATATTGATTATCCATTTTGTTTAATTCCTGCTAGCATTTGTTTGAGCTTGCTGCTCTGTACATCAGCCACTACCTTGGGAGCATCTTGCGGCATGCTGTCAGTTACGTCTTTTTGCACCATTTGACTTTTTGCTTTAATGCCTGCTAATATAGTGCTGCCTTGTGTGCCTGCACCCGATGCTGCTTCGTCGTCATCCAGTCCAGTGATCCTCAGACTTTCCATGTTGAACTCCAAGTCAATCTTTTGTCCAACACCACTACTGCTTCTGGTTTTCATTGCTTGTATTTGATAGCGCCCACGTTCTTTCATTGCTCTACTTGTAAAAATACCAAACACATTGTCTGCTGTGTTAATCTTACTAATACCACCCGAGATGTGCGAGTGATCAAATTCAATCTCTTCCACAGCACTTCTGTTCAACTGACTTGCTGTAACAAATAATATGTTTAATTCACGTGCCAAGTTGCGAAGTTCTTCACTTACATACTTGTCTTTAACAAACAAATCGTTTGGGCTAACCTTTGCACTCACTGGCATAAGCAAGTCCAAGTAGTCAACCAGCATAAAGTCAATGTCTTTGCCTTGTTTAATGCTAAGTTCTTTTACAAATGCACGAATATCGTTAACAGTGCTTTGTGCTGGCATGTATTTAATCTGCAGGTTGCCTGCTTTTTTGCCCGCCATCTTGACTTTCATTTCAACAGTGTCAATATCTTTAAACAATTGTTTGCTGGGTGTTCCAGTTAACATACTATCAAGTCGCATGGCTGTCAAACCTTCACTAAGCTCCAATGTAATGTAGGTTCCATTGAGCCCAGCTTCCATCCAATTAACTGCCAAGTTTTGCATAAACAAACTCTTGCCCGAACCTGATCCGCCTGCAAAAATTTGTAGTTCGCCTCTATTAAAGCCACCATACAACAGTCTGTCCAAGTTTTTCCAACCTGTGCTGTTCTGCCCATTGTTGTCTTTAAGTGCCGACAGTCTAGCTTTAGGATCTTCAAAGTAACTTGTGCCCAAGTCTTTTGTTAAACTTATCTGCACAGCATCTTTGATTAGTTTTTCAACAGGCGAGTACTCGCCTTTTTCCAACAAATCTGCACTTTGTAAAATTGCACGTTCAAGTTCTTGCCTGCGAGTAAAGCTTTCAAACTCGCCTAAAAACCAATCAGTGTGCCCACTGTTGAGATCGGGTATCTCCTGTAAATCAACACCGGTAACTGCCTTTACTTGCATACGGTCCGGAAGTGTTTTGTGCTCATTTGCATGGTCATAGATAAACTCAGCAGCTTCACGCAGATCTTTATCAAAATTTTCTTTGTTGAAAATGTTTTGTACACGCAAGTAACTTTGTGCATCTTGCATTGCCATTTCTAAGAATAATTTTTGTACCTCATATGTATATTCAGTCATACTTTAGTTTATCCATCCTGGTTGTTGCATTGTAGCTGTCTCCAACAATATAAAGTTTACTCACTTAGTTTCCTTTGTAAACGCTTTTTAAACATTTCAATTTTAATCTTGCTTGATTCGGCATGTTTGTGTATTTGTAATAGTGTATTTACTATTCCATATTTCACAACTGCATCATTTACGTCTTTAACATCATCCGGCCATTCGGGTATGCTTACTTCAAACTTGTATTCAACGGCTGCATCTATAATACTTAATCCTGTTTTGTCTTGATCAGGAACAACAATAATCCTACGCTTCAGTTGTTTTAATAGTTGTGCTTGCTGCGGACTAATAGCATCATGCATAACTGCCAGGCCACCTATACTTAACGCATCAAAAATTCCCTCAGTTACAATTGCACTAGTCCAGTCTGTTTTTTGCAAGTCGTACCCAAACACATACCCTGGTTGCTGACTGTTAATAAACTTGGGTGTACGATTGTCCAAGTACCTTGAAGTATGCCCAACAATTCTATTTTTGTATGTGTATGGGACTACTATCCTATCTCGTACTCCACGTTTCTTGTCGACTAAAAACGGGTATTCTAACATTATTCTCCGACTTGCTAGATAGTCTAAATATCGTTGATGATCTGCACTGCTAGGATCAATTACTTCAACACCTTCCGGCACTTCAGTTTCGTTAAATGCTACATCTACATGGCGTATTTGATTACGCTCTGCTGTTAAGTCCAGCAAACTCTTGCGTTTAAGACTTTCTAAATTAAGACGTTCAACATCAACGCTGTCTACACCAAGCCATTCTAGAAAGCGCCTAGCTTTATAACTTACTGGCCTACCCGGCGTGAAGCTAGCAGTAAATCCGCAGTTAAAGCAATGATAGCTCCATTCATCTTCCTGCTGGCGCAGTCCACCACGACTTCGACGATCTGTTGATTCGCCATTGTGAATACAACACGGAGCATTAAAACTAATCCATCCTGAACTAGTTACTTTATGCTTTGTGGGCAGATAACTGATTATGTCTAACATTATGCTATTATATTAGCATACTTTATGTGTTCAATCAAGTGTTTTGATATAATTTCATGGCCTTTTTCATTTGGATGCCCCTTTTCGGCAAAAAGTTCAGTTGATAACTCTTTCTGCTTGTTTTGAAGGATGCTGCGCCAATTCATTCCAGGGTAAAGTAACGTAGGTGATTGTGTTTTCCAATTATTTCCCAGCACACTAAACTGTAATAATTTTGCACCAGCCTTGTTAGCAGCATAATCAAACAAATTAATTGTTTGTCGATAATTGTATTCACTCCATTCTCGATGATAGCTCATAACCAGCCACAATTTTTGTAACTCGAACCAGTTGTCATCAATGTCTGGATTGGGTTGTGTTAACCAAGTTCCGTGCATGTGGCGATTCCATGGCGGATCTTTCCTGCCTACTTCATGCAACGGATTAAACCAACTCTGCCTGCTACTGTCAGTTAGGCCCACTAGCCATAATGAATCTTGTAGATCTTGGTCGTTGTTGTTTAACAACCAATCCACTGTCCAACGCATGCTTTCAAGACTGCTACCTGGAAATGCCAGGTTTTCTAATTCAACACCATAATGATTAGCAACAAGTCCGGCGAAGCAATGATCTAACCGGTATTTTGTATTTTCAGTATAATGATCAAGTATTCCTTTATCTGGGTGTGCACTGAATTGGGGATCTAATAGTTCGTCACCAAAAGTCCAGCTATCGCCAAATGCTATAATTCGTTTAATGGCCATGTAGTACCTTTTATCTATAGAGAATTTGAGTAATTTTTCCGCTGTTTAATTTTACTTCTGGTACTGTTATATATCCTTGCCCAGTGGTAACCAATGAAATACTTGATACTGCATTAGCTGCAACTGTAGCTGTGGCCGTTGCGCCTGTTCCTCGACCACCTTCGATGTCAACATTGGGATTACCTGTGCCATACCATTCAACACCGCCGCCATTTAATGAAATGTTACTAACACGCCCGTCAGCAACTTCTGCAACTGCACTTGCACTATATCCATATTGGTTAATTTCAAAACGCACCCAATTGTGTGTACCATCAACGTTGATGTAATCACGTGTGTCTTGATTGCTGTACACTGTTTGTGATCCGATATCATACCATGGCCCGAGTTGCGAATCACTGCCTTGTGCTTTTACATTACCAGTAAAGTTGTCAAAGTCAAGTTGA